CCCAAAATCGTGTTTAGCGGCAACCCCATCGCGAAATAAGTCTTGTGCCGCTCTCGCTCAGCAGCTTCGTCGCTGGGCACGCAGTCGTCGTGAGCGAAAAATAACCGCTCGTCATACATGGATGCGAGTGAGTGATTAAGTGCCTCGTCCACCTTGGCCAGTCTTGGCCGGATCGCTCTCGTCCGATGCTGATAATCGGCGGCCTCGGCGTTGGCTCGATTGACGTCTTGAGTCTTAAGCAAAGCCACAGGGACATCGAAAGCGTTGGCGATCTCCTCCTTGGTGAACTGTCGTATTTGCAAACTTGACAGATCACGAGGCGACCAGCTAAATGGCTTGACATCCAGCGCCTCCTCCATCACCATCAGCGACCCCGCGCCGCCCTGACGAAACTTAGCGTTGAGCCATTTTTCGAGCCGTGCAGCTTCGGTTCGACCGATCGGAAAAGCCGAATCCTTGGGGGTCACGATCGCGTCGGGCCTGGCATTATTTCGCGTCATCGTCCGCTCGTGCGACAACCATTCATCCTGGATTTCAAACTGATCCCAAGCGGCTTGCAATGGCGACCAAGACGCGAGGTAAGGATCGCGCAGGTCGGGATGGCGAAAATGGATGATCCGACCCTCGGGGCCGTCCGCGAGATAGCGGCGCGACCAATGGGCCCCCGAGAACCAGTACTCAGTCACCAGCGGATCATCATACGACGCGACGGCCAGCCGAGGCTGAGGCGTGACCTGATGGGCGGGCAGCGTCCAGATTTGCCTCGGCGTACCCATCGCATCCGGGACAACATGCCAATACGCCGATCCAACGATATCCATATACAGGAATATCAGTTCGAGCAAATCATGGCGCGACTGGCGGGGATTAGGCCGATCCAAAATTCGCAGCGCGGGGTGATCGACAATCTCCTGAACGTCACTGGCGTCGCCCAGTACCTTAGCCAGGTATGGGCGAGACATCAGTGACTTGAACCGCGAGCGAGGCACTGGCCGAGTCGGCCAAAATCGGACAGCCTTCTCGGCTCGACCAGTCCGAGCATAGAGCCGCAGCGGTACGGTCGCCGCCGTGGTGGCATTGAGGCGGGCGCACGTGTAGGCGACGCCACGAAAGGCGTCCACCAGTTCCGAGCCAGATGCCATGCGGCCGGTGGTTGACTTTCGATTGATGCCAAAACTAGGCCCAAACACGTCTTGCGATGAAATCGCCTTGGCGGCGAGTCGCCTCATCATTAGCCGCTTATACGATTTCACGTCCACCACCTATCATCATCTACATCTCGTGATGCTGGCTCGCTGGCTTCCTCGATCTCGATCTCAGGGCCTTCCTCGACACGGCGTGCCGATCGCGGCAAACCGTGGCACGCCAGAGCCAGAGCGATCACGCAGTCATCGTGCTCACCCTCGGGGGCGTTGGTCCGATAGTTGCGGCTCGGGGTGATCTCGTATTGGTATGCTTGCAACTCTCGCGTCTGCGCGGCGACATCCATGAGTCGGAGATTGCCTCCCTCGATCCGCAAGGCTAACCCATCAATGATTAGTTGCTTAGACTGGAGGGTCATATGATATGCACGTACTGGTAACCCCGCTCGTCGCAGTCGCTCCGTGATTGGATCGCCAACCCCTGTTGAGTCCACGTAGACGCGAGCCTCGTTGTATCGCCTCGCGACCTGGATCACTAGCTCGATCTGCCGCTCCCACGACACATGATTGAGCCGCTCGTGGTAGACCTGGCGGGCGAACTCGTCCAGCACCGTGATTACCGTGAAGTCGCGCAGCCTCGCCAAATCGACGCCGACCACATAGGTGACGCCTGGCCTGGGCGGCTCGGCATCCGTCCTGCCCCGATCAACGCACACCTCGGACCCGCGAAACACGCCGCCCGCGTCATCCACGAACTCGGCCATAAACTCTTGGCGAAACGACAAATCGGGCAGCTCTTGGCGGGCCGCCTCGATCTCCACTGGATCGAGATGGGGATTCGTCCCGCTGGGGCGTTGCCAGGATCGCCACTCGGAATGCTCGTCGGACTGGCCACGGAGCCACAATTTCCAAAAAAAGCCCCGACCCGCTGGCGTCGAGAGAAACCATGCCTGGCCCCGATAATCGACCAGGGTTGGCCTGATGACCTTATTCCAGGCTGACTCAAGATCGGATACGGCCGCTGCCTCGTCGATCACTGCGAGAGCATATTTGCGGCCTCGGATTGGGCCGGGATTCGAGAGATTCCAAAACTCGACCGATCCCCCAGTCACCAGGTCGAGCCGATGATCCGACTCATCCTTGCGACTGATCACATCAGCCAGAATGGCATTCGCCCCGCGCCACGACTCTTCAAAATTTCGAATCGTCGGAGCGAACCAAGCAACGGGCTTGCCTGCTAAAGCAGGCCGAGCCAACCGATCCAGCCCCCAAGTCGTCTTGCCCCAGCGGCGACCGCACACAAGCACATTGAATCGACCGGCCTCGCTGGCGACGGACGATTGCCCCGGATGAGGCCGGGCCAACCGCACTTTGAGCTTACTTACGTCGGCCATTTATGGACGAATCGCTCGCCAATCGCCATGAGAATTCACATAGCACGTATCCTTTTTGCCATCAACATAAGTTTCAATCAGCCCAACACCAGGCATGAGCAATTGAGCTAATCGAATCGCACCCTTCATGTCCGTGCAATTCAGGGGAGGGAGATCGAAAGCCAAGGCGTGCGGACCAATCACTCTCGCGCCAAGCCAATAGCATCTTAACGCGAGTGAAAATACGGCGTGCGGTCCCTTAACATTCATTCTTTGGCCCATCCTCGTAGACAACTTCGATCACCATCTTGCCGCTATGCTTGGCCTCAACCGCTTGCCGAGGCCGACCGAACACCCGGTCGAGCATCGCCGAGGCAGCCCGGAGCCGAAGGTCAGGCTCGGTCTGGGGATCGCGCATCACCCGGTCGATCACGGAGAGAGCGTACTCAGCCGACGAGGCCGGTTCAACACGATTGAGCGGCTCGGCAACCGACCCAACCAAAGCCGTCGCGACCAACTGAGCTTCCAGAGCCTTGGCGCTCTTGGGCTTGCGCCCCGCGCCAGGCCGAGCGCCGCCCTTGGGTTTGATTTTGGTTGAATTCGGTTGATTTGCCATTGAAAAAATTGAATTCAAGGCTTGATTTCGACCTCGTACCCCTGCTCTTTGAGCCATTTGGCCGCATCGTCGCCGTACCTGAGCGACAGGTAAACCAACTGCTTGCGAGTCAGTCTGATCTCGATCCCGGCCTTACGAGGGGTTGCGACCTTTGGCGGCGCGACCCTGGGCATATAGTAAATATGATCCAGCCCCGACCGAGAGCAGGCGCAGCAGTAGAGACGCGAGCCGCGCTGGATCGATCCGCCACAGCGATCACACTTGGCCGCCCCCGCCAACTCCGTGGATGGCGACCAGTGCGGGTTCGCGCCAAAAAGTGGCTCGACCCCGTGTGGGCAATCAGGAGGAGTCCGGCCCGTCGTCTCCCATGACCAATCGGCTGGCATGCTGAACCTCCGCGACCCGGCGTCGGATAGTGCGCTCGGAGACTTTGATCGACCGCATGGCCCGAGCCACGTCGGAAACCGAGTACCCTGACCGCACGGCCACGGTCAATAGTAGGTCGCGGAGCCGCCTGACCGCAGCTGCGTCCATTTTGGGCGCCTGTTTTTTTGCTGGCGGTCCATGGATTGGCTCGCCAGACGGCAACACTCCACGCATGCACCATTCTACTGCATGGGTTGGCCATTCGTCAACTTGGGATCGCGACTTGGGGGCTTATTTTGAGCCATAAGGTCAACAGATGAATCGGACACTCCCCGCAGCAAAACAAACGACCGTCGCGGCAAGATCATCCTACCGGACGGTCATGAGTTGAGTTGATTATTTGCTTGCTTCAATGGGGCCACGGTCGTGAAGACCGTGGAAAGGCGATCATCGGGCCAGGCGCCGCTTTGTTGCACGATTTTCCGAATAGTGCTCCATCACGCACCGATCGAGCCGCAAAGCCAGCTCGTTGATCGGTTTGGGGTTAGTGGCGGTAATGACGCCACTCGCGAAGGTAAATCCTGGAGGCGCGAGCCGACGATCCGCTGGCGACGCGAAATGATCCAACGCCCGCCTTTGCCTTCGCCGCGGCGAGGTTGCCGGGGCGATACTTCTGGAGGCACTCCCGCGTCTCCGCGTATGCGTAGCGGTCGGTCACTCGCGTTAGTCGTGCCCGTGCCGCCGAGTCGTCGGAGCCAATTGGCTCACCCTCAAGCATGCCCACGTCGTCATGCAGGTAAGTCATAGCGTCTTACCTCCCCGCCGATCGTGACTGGGAAAC